ATTGCTGGTATAAGCATCATCAAGGTGACCAACACGGGTAGCGCCAAGCAAACGGATAATTGCCCGTCCGTATTTCGTGGTGTCAGGAACCATAGTGATGCTGTTAAGGAATGGTGAGTTTTCGAGAAGCCATTTGCAGAATAATCGATGCCCTTGCAGTGCATATTCACCACGGAATCCGGGGTCGTACACCGCATGGCATTCAACAACGCTATGCCAGAAGTTACGCACTTCATGAACGCCAGCCAGCACTAATCCTTCGTAGATGCCGAGGTATACCGCATCAGGCTTGATGTAGTATTTATCTCCACTGTCTACGATATTTCCCGTGTTTGCCTGGTTGTTGAGGAATTCTGCAAGCTTCACCGGATTATCGATGAGCTTTATTTCCATCACTGCTCCGCAATGATTTTGATGGTTGTGGCAGTAAACGCCGCACCATTTGACTGAATGGTTAACGTACTGCCATTTGTGGCAAGAAAGCCGTCTTTATCCACGCTGAAGAACGTAGCTAACAGGATGTTGTCGGTTGTTGTCGCCGCATTACGACTGCTAACCAGTGTGTCAGGAACAGAGCCGGAAAAGGTTAGCTGCATTGACCTGTTGGCGGTTCCGCTGGGCCACGTCCCGACGATCGACAGCTTGAAGAACAAGGTTTTGTTCTCGTTGAACACAACCATCTTGTTGTTAACGGTGTCGAAGAATGGTGCCAACGTGCCGGATGACGGCGTGAGCGTTTTCAGCAGACTAACAAGGTTGGTAGGCGCTGTCGGAATTGTTACCGATACCCCTGAGTAAACAACCTCTGATTTCTTGCGCGTGGTGGCATACTCAAGCGCAGATATTCTTGTTGAGTGGTCACCAACTGTGCTTTGTAGCGTCGAAATACTTCCCTCTGCCGCTGTGAGCCTGGTATCAAGTGCGTCGATATCGGTTGTATTCTGAGTTATTCGCGCATCATGGTTTGCTAACTCAGATTCATTGGCAGCAATTCGCGTCTCGTGATCAGCCAGCTCTGTTTCGGCAGCCGTAATCCTTGTTTCATGATCTGCAAGAGTGCTTTCCGCTGCTGAGATTCTATGTTCATGATTGATGAGAGTTGCTTCAGCAGTTTCAATTCTGGATTCATGGTCTGCAAGGGTGACATCCTGCTCATCATTCTTCACCTGTGCATCATAAGCCCCCTTCCCTGCTTCGTTGGCCTTGTTAGCCACATTACCAACATCAGTACCCTGTGCAATAACGTAAAGCAGATACGACTGAGAGAAGATATTGCGTGGAAGGACTGATGTATCGAGCCGCGTAGCCTGGATGATTACTGGCTCATTGAGATTCGAATCAGCCATTACTCAATCCTTATCTGGCAGCCAGACAGAGTTACAGGTGACTTCGTGATAACGCGCAATTTGAAGCCGACATTTTTCCTGATGCGCCCAACTCGCTTCCACAAAACGCGTTTGTCGTAAACGAACGGTTCATTCTGCTCAATCATCTGTTCACGACCGTAATTTATGCCGTCAGTGGTTGCAGAGAGGAACAGGCGGTCGGCGTATTGAGCTACGCCAGTGGATGATTCCACCTCCAGATCGAAGCATCTGGCGTTATCCGCTTTGAACAACGGAGTAAACAGTAGGTGTTCCTGTTGTTTGTCGTACTGGCTGCTGATATCGAACTGCAATTTGCCGATAACCGATTCCAGCTTATCTCCGCACGTTATCTGATTGCCTTCGTAAATGAAGTCGATAGCGCGGTACACATCATCATACAGTCCTGTTTTCAGCACACACCATTGCGGACCATTGGCGCTTGAAGATGCGTCGTACACGAGAACATGGCGCGGAAGGTGGATAATCAGCAACTCATGAGCATCAAATCGCAGCGATTCCATCACACCATCAGCCAGTTCATCAGCAGTGTAGGAGCGGAGGATTTTCTCAATGCTCGCGCTGGCGATTGGTGACACCTGACCGGAGCCGATGATGTATACAGACGGAGCACCTGTTGCCGGATTGCTGATAAACGCATAAGAATCAGCAAACGGCGTTTTACAGTAGGTTCCGGCAATGCCTTTCTGCACCATCAGCGATGGCTGTGCGACATACAACGCGGCACCAACGGTGGTTGCCCCAGTCAGGGAAAAGTATTCAATCGTCGATGAACCAAAGCAGACGATGAAATCTCGCCATGTTCCGATGCCGATGATGCCGTCCGGCTGCGATTCTGCGCGATATTGTGCACTGTAACGGTCAGGATGCGATTCGTCTTCAAGATCAGTGATAAACCATGAATCAGTGCCGTCTTTTGACCACGCATAACGCCCACGCAAGCGCGTAATGTCGCGAACCGAACCTAACTCATACTGCGTGAATCCGCTGTCTGTAGGCCAGTTTGAGACGGTTTTAACCGTGCCATCATAGCGGTATTCGACCAGTTGACCATTAACGCCTACCGCCTGAGATGTTCGACCATGCGCCATTGATACGCGACCACTTCCGGCAACATCACCGACCTCGCTTTCGCCCTTATACAACTTGCCACCGCAAACGCGATAAACAGCATTCTGCGCCATGTTGTACTCGACACCGCGCGATACACCATTCACATCAGAACGTTTGGCAATGCCCGGGAATGAGCGAAGATATCCGCTGCTGTTGAGTATTTCTTTGGGTGTAGCCAGCATATTCACTGGCAGATAGTCGATATAGTCGGCGTTTCGAAAGTCTTTGCCGACACCTTTCATAAGCGGAAGTTGCTGAATAGGCATTTATTCACCTATGCGTTTGGGATATCGCCATCAATCAGAGGGAGATCGCCTGGATAATATCGGTCAGATGTGAACACGTCATATTTATTACCCTGTCCTACAGGAAAATCTCCACGTCGTCGTATTGAAGGAACAACCAGAGTGTCGGTCATCAAGGCATCATATGAGCGTTGGGCGTTACTGAGAACTTGCTGAGTTGGTTCAAGGCTGTAATCAGATAGCATTCTCAGCAATAACTGATAGCCTACTGCGTGTTTGTATTTTCTTGGAAGACCTGACTCATCATCTGGTAATGGCTGATCATCTCCAGTTGCGAAAGCGTAACCAATGTCGCCGGGGTTAATCATCCACTCGGACATCATATCTTCCAGATCATTTACACCATCTTCAATTGATTGCGGCTCAACATCAGTCAGCGATGCGTTAGAAGCAATAGCAAACTTACGAAGCGCAAAAAGGACGATCTCACCCTTTGTCAGTACTGTTGCCATTGTCTGCCGCCTTACGACCTCGCTTACTGGTCGGTTTCAATTCATCAACTGAGGCAACAAAGCCCAACTTTTCGAAAAACTGGAAGTCTTTTTCTGTGATAACGGCCTGTACATGCCCGGATTCGTTATCTGCGGCAAGGAAAATACTCATTCTGTTATCTGACATAAAATCACCATTGATATATAATGAGGGAGGTTCCTTTGTCATTCGGTGAATAACATGATTACCTTTGAGCAAGCTGATGAAATGTTTGAATACTCTCCAGACACGGGAGAGATAAAGTACAAGATAAACGCATCTGTCAGGCACCTGACAAAAGGTAAGGTAGCCACCTTCGAACACAAGGCAGGCAACAATTACACCCGACTGAAAGTTCAGTACAAGAAGGTGCATTACCAGGCGCACAGAATCGCTTGGCTGCTTTTCTATCGAGAGCACCCTGAGGGGATAATCGACCACATCAACGGAAACCCACTTGATAACAGGATCTCTAATCTGCGAATCGTTAGCAGTCGCCAAAATCAACTTAACCGAGTTAAAGGAACCTCGATTTATAAAAATAACAAATACGGCATTGCTGGCCTTTACTATGTGAAGGTCAAAAACGTGTACAAATGGCGCGCCAAATCATTTGCTAACGGAAAAGCAATCCATCTGGGATATTTCGATAACAAATTCGATGCTTGCTGCGAAATAATCAAGAAAAAGGCGGGGTAACCCCCGCCATTCCACTAAGGTTGACCGAAGAACTGACCGCCCATGTGAGGGTTAAAGCACACATATGCAGGCAGTAAGTCGAAGCGCATTTTTTGCACGTTGGCATCGCCATCTGCGTATTTATGTACGCGGATGGAGAAACCTTCATATGTTGCAACAGCAGAATCAATACTGTGCAGTTTCGGCAGTGGGATAGAGCCAAGTCCACAGAAGAACTTGTTATAGAACAGGTTTGGCTTCATTGTCTGGCTAGCAGTGCCTACTACAGATACGGCATCGCCTGCCGCTACCTGACGACTTACAGAGTTGTACTGCGGGTTTGTAGTGTCATAAATCGGAACACCAGAAAGCGTAACCGTCACATCGCCACTGCTGTCTGAATCAGCATCAGCAGTAACCGTTGCAGTGAAGCTAATTGGTGTGGCTCCGTTATACAACGCCTGTTTGGTCTGCTGTTGCAGCCAGTAGGTATTGGTGAATTTAACCTGATCACCAGCTTTCAGGAAACCTGTAACGCTGGTTGTCGCTCCGGTCAATGTTACAGTGAACTGGTATGAGTCTTTAACTGCGTTATAGGTAACAGTTGGCTGTGTTTTGACTGTCAGTGTTCCGCCAAATGCCCCCTGCGTACGAGAGGCAAGCCCATTAGACATCAGTGCGCGAATGCCGCCAAAATTGGTTGGGATCTGCGCATTCTCCCATGCAGTACGAACCAATTGATCTGAAGCGTGCAAACCAGTCTGCGCATCAGCAAGTCGCTGTGCAGACCATGGATCCATTACAGCATAGTTTTCACCTTCATTAACGCCGAGGTCTTTCAGGAAAGATGCCGTCTGCGCAACATCAGACCATTTGGTGATTGGAGTATTTGGGCTACCAAGTGACAACGCACCGTTATTCATCATGAAGTGAGCAAGCTCTGTTTCAAGGTCGGTAACGATTCGCTGGCGAACAGGCGCGAGAATTTCTTCCAGTTGGTTAAGCTTGATCGCTTCCTCCAGTTGCTGATATTCAACAGCAACAGTGATGTAGTTACCTACACGCCCCGTAGCTTTACCTGATATCAGGTTGTTTTTATTTTGCCCTGAAATATCACCAGTGGGAGTACGGAGGGATGAGAATTGATGCGGACGTTTAAAGCTAACGCTATCGCCAGTGCTGGAGTTGATTTCACCTGCCAGCAACTGACGGTCTACGGTTTTCGCCAGAACTAAATCTGACATAAAACCCGGAAGGAATTTTTTCAGAACGATTTGACTGACGTTACTATCGAGATTGTTAGGCATTTATCTTTTCCTTATTCGATTTTTGCGCCGGGGCATAATTTGTTGAATTCGTCTTGTTTCGCATCAGCACCGCCACCACGTACTTCCGGCTCTGGCTTGATGGCTTTCTTTGGTTTTGGAGCAAGGCTTACCTGTTTGCTAATCTGCCCCAAGAGGAATGCTGCGCGAATTGGATCTGTCTCAGCGGCTACACGCTGGCGTAATTGCTGGCTCTTACCTAAGCCATAGGCGAGTAGTTCAGAGCCTTCGTCTGCACAGTGAATGATGATTTCCTGCTGAATTGGTGGTAGCTCACTAAGAACAATGGCCTCCATTTCCTGATAATCTTTCACAGGAAGTTTGGCTGCCCGTTGTTTATGCGCTTCTACCCTTTGCTGGAAACGCTGCTGGTATTCCTGTTGCTGACGTAGTTTTTGTTGCTGCTGCTGTTCGACACGGCCTTTTTTCTCATGCCAATCAGTCAATGCCTGTTCAAACGCCTGTTCGTCATAATCACACGACTCAAGAGTCGGTTTTGGTGGAATAGCGTCTGGTTGTGGTTGCTGATGTTCCGCAGGCTTGGCTAATGCTTCCTCAAGCTGGCGTCGCAACTCACGGTTTTCTTTCTGTGTTTCTTTGAAGCCTTTGCGAAGATCTTTCACCCATTGCGGTGCAGGTTGCCCGTCAATGTGATCATCATCGTCAGCGTTAAGCTGAATTTCTTCATCACCAATACGCAAGGCGTAATCTTCTGGTGTCTCTTCGGTTTTTTCAGGATCAGTTGCCATCTCTTTTCCGTTGTCATCCTGGCTTTCATTCTCAGGCTGTGACTCTGTTTGGATGATGGTTTCTTCTGCATTTTCCTGTGTTTCAGACAGGTCAATAACCTGACCGTCGATGATCAGTTCGTTTTCCATTGATTACTCCTGGTTAACTCGGCATTAAGTCTGCCGGTGACTGTGGTGGTGACTGGAATTGCTGTTGTTGTGACTCGGCGACATCTTTCAGAAGGCGTATTACCTCCATCACTGCTTTGTCATCGATGTTTCTGGCTTGAGCCAGTTTATAGACAGTGTTTGCCTGACTCTCCATCGCATCCTGCTGGGCAGTAAATGCTTTGATTTGAGTTTGAGCAGTTTCGTTAGTTGCTTTTTGCGCTTCTGCCTGCGCTGCTACCATTTGCGCCTGAGCGAGAACCATTTCAGGATTTGGCTGGCTTTGTGCTGCCATTTGCGCCTGTTGAACAATCTGCTGCTCTTTCTCATTGCGTGGTTTTGCAATACCAGATATCAGCAGTTGGTTTCGGTTGTACTCTTTGAAGTCATCAAGGCCTTCGCCATCGATATTGTCCAGAATAATACCCTGAATTGCCGGGCGCATTGGGTCTGTTGGAAGCATAGAGCTAAGGACATTTGTCAGTACAGAAACCGTTGCATCACGTCGTGCTGTGTAGCTTGGTCCAACATCAACCGTCACATCGTATCGACCGACAGAAAGGTCATTTAACGCAACAACAGCCCCTGTTTGCCTGTCAACAACCTGTGCGCTCAGGACAGCGATATCATCGCTTCCATCTTCGTTAACGATGCGCACTTCACGCTCTGAACCGTACACTTCACGCGCCATTGACAGCCATACTTCACCAGCGCGTTTAAGACTTTTCGCCATATTGTCCAGATAGATAAACGAAGCCATATCTGCTCTGTTCATCAAGTTGTTAACCGTTTCCTGAGCAATATTACTTGGCATCTGCTGCATGGCCTGACTGCCGCCTGTAACCTCCTGAATATCAGCACTGGTTTGCTGTAGTAATGCAGCCAATGCCTGATTCATAACCGCAGGCTGTGTATATCCTGCCGGGGTAGCTCCAGCGATAATGTTGCCAGATTTATCTCTCACTTCGCGCAACGGCAAGAACGCTGGGCGTTTCTTGTTGCGAGCCTCCCAGTGCTTCTCAAGTCCACGAATTTGCTCCATGCCAACTATAGGGATCTGACCGGGGTCTTGCGCTGCAGTATCAGCCAGCATTGAAACCTGAAGGTTGTACAAACGCTGTGGATCCATTGCTTTTGCAATGTGCCCTTCGACACGCTCAATGTCATCAATGAACCAGCGTTTTCCATAAACCGGGATGAGGGGGATATGCTCACCAGGAATACGTCGAGGTTTCTCAAGGAAACCATCACCATCCACTACGGATACATACACACGACGGCGCTTCACTGAGCGCCTTGCCACTTCCTGAAATCCAGCTATTGCCAGTTCATCTTCAATATCTTCAACCTGATCACTGTCGTATGTTGCAATCTCTCCAGTGATTGGATGTCGATAACTGATGACGTCAACAGACTCTTTACGAACTTCGTAATACTTCGCTATGTAAATAACATCTGCATCAAACCAGTCATATTCCCAACTGGTCATAGACGTTACATCCAGAGAAGCAGGAGGTTTCTTTCCGTATTCAGCCTCATATTTTTCAGGTGACAACGAATACATGCAGAACGCCCACAACGCGTCAGATTTGTCGTACTTCTTAGCGTCGGGGTCAAACCACACAGAGCGCGACGGGTCGTATATTGGTTCAATAGCAATACGCTGACGATCGTCCATGGGGTCGTATTCATTGACCAGCATCGACGTCAAACGGAAGCAACCGAAACCACCAGTAGCAGCGTCGTCAAATGCATTATCGCAAGCCTCACCGCCATCGGTTTCTTCGTAGTCAGCACGGAACAGACCATTTAATTTATTGGCTAACTCTTCGCTTGCCTCTCTGTCACCAGGACGAAACTTAACGGTGATTCTGTTATTGCGGTATTCTGCAATGATGCGGTTAAGTTCAGTTGCTACCTTATTGATTTCAAACTTAGGATACTTCTCGAACTGCTCATCAAGCTTAGTTCCAGCCGCCGTTGCTCCTTCCCATTGACCTCCGGGGACACGAGCAAACCTCGTAGCTTCAATGCACTTTTCGCGCACTTCCTGCTGTGGAGAATAGGCGCGGTCAAACCTGAGCATGATCCGCTCATGTTTTTTCTCTAATGTCTCTGCCATGTTTACCAACCGGAGGATGAGGGAACGTATATTTCTGTTTCTTCGCGGACCAATGCCGGGCAATGCATACACATCATCAGCGCATCAGCCAGGTTAGGAGATGGAATACCGAGCTTCTGCTTCATTTCGACCTTAGTCATAAGCTCCAGCTTCCCGTTATTATTGAATTTGCGCTGAATCTGCGTCAGTTCTGCAAACAGCTTCTCCAGCATCTTCTCGCCTATCGCTTCTTTGTCGAAACTCAGCATGTCGTCTGGGTCTGCATACTCACCGTGAACAACCGCCCGATATGTCAGATACAGCCTGTCAGCCAGCGCGTAATAGAATTGTGCTCGCTTATTGCGGAACACATCGCCAATAGTGCGAACGTTGTCACCCTGTACGACTTCATCAGCCCATGCTCCGGCCTGATACGGCGCATCTTCATCGAATGGCGATTCACTGCCCTTGAACATCGTGGCGGTGATTTTCTTGCCGGAGAACGCTTCCGTTGTCTGTCTGCGTAGCCCCGCACCGACGCCATCACCATCCCACAGGTAATGGTCAGCGCCGTCTTCAATCGCCAGCGAAGTTGCCCAGTCAGCACCTTCATTGATGTCCATCAGCAGGCCTTCGGCAATGCGCTTAACTACCGAACCGTGGCGCGATGCATAACCTTTAGCATCCGGTCCTGTATCTGACGGGTCATGCGCAGAGACAACAGCGCCTTTCGCCTTCCATCCGAGTTTCTTGTGCGCATCGGTTGCGGCTTCAAGCCATTCACGTTTGATGATTGCCATATCACTTGCGCTCACTGGCTCACCAAGCCAGATGTGACGATACAGTGTCGGATTTCTGCGTTTACACTCTTCCATCTCCAGACGGAGAACTTCAGGAAAGTGCGGGTTGTCGGTGTAGTTCACCGTCAGCAGACAAATATCATCAGGAGGGTTTACTACGAATCGCTGATAGGTATCGTCGAGGATGTTCTTCGGGTTAAAGCTCACCCATATTTCAGAGAACGGCTTACGGATGGTTGGGATCAGGATATCCCACGATTCCTTTGTTACCGCTTCCGCTTCTTCCACCCAGCAGATATCAATGCCTTCGAGCGATTTAATCTTCGTCGGGTTGTTTTTTATGCCGTAGAACATGAATTCAGCATTCGTTCCGAGATGACGAATCATTGAACGCTGAATTTCAAACTCAGCCGAATATCCTTCACGCTCGATGGTGTCTTCAAGCAGCCGGATTACCGAATCGCTGATACTGTTTTGCAGTTCACGAGCGCAGAGAATACGCACTGGCTGACGACGCGCCGCTTCAACAAGCAGCCTCGCAATTGCCCATGACTTACCGCTACCTCGACCGCCTTTGGCGACTTTGTAGCGATGCGCCTCAATGAACGGTTCAAAGATAGGATTAATTGAGGTCATTTTCCGAATAGAGTGCTCATCGGTGATGTTTCAATCTGGATTGCGCCGCCGTCTTTGCCGACAAGCTCGTTAGTTACCTTGTCGCCATACTTACGGGGATTCATTCGGGCCAGCGCCCATTTGCGGGTATCAACGCGAAGTCTTGCCTTTGCCACCTCAGCAGCATCTGGAATCGCATTGTCAGCAATTTCGAATATCTCTTCGAAAATAGAATCAGCTCGTGCCTCAGTTGCCTTCGCGTACTTGTCGCGAAAATCCTCATGCTTTGCCAACCAGCGGAAAACAGTGGACTTATCCGGCATGCCAGGACGCTTACATACTTTCAGCAAACTTTCGCCAGAAGAAAGCAACGAGCAGATATCGTCAGCCACCTCCGGCATATAATCAGAGGGGCGACCAGCTTTTGGTTCAGTCGCCATATTTATCTCACTTAATTGTCATTTCAGGTTGAGGATTCTTTCGCGCCTTCAATCAGTGACTGCTTCAGCAATTCGAGTGTGCCAATCGCCTCGCATAAACTGATTTCACCATCGTAATCATGGATGACGCTTCCAGCCGCTTGTATAGCTCTTGAGTAATTGGGAATTTCTTCTCCTTACCCAAATTGATTACGCGGCTCACATCATGCTCCGGTAGTGAACAGGTCTAACGCTTCCTTCGATTTACGCACCGCTTCGATAGTGCGGGTCGTGATATCTGAATTAGCGCCGCCTGACTGGAAGTGAATTTTGAATAGCTCAAGCTTCAGTTCGTCAGTGCCAATAAATTGAAATGCTTCTTCTGCGGCTGCGTTCTGGTTCATGACCAGCTTGTAAATCTCTAACTGGAATTTCTGTTCTTCAGTCATGGGAATAATCTCTGCCATTGTTGGCTCCGTTTATCCGTTAAAAGGGATATCAGTTAAGATATCCCGTGTAGGGTATAAGCCATTATCAAAGCCACTCAGTAAGGAATGGCTTTTGTAATAACTACTGTTCGCTTAGCTTCTGCTTCAGCAAGTAACCTTCGAGCATCCAGATTTTGTTTACAGCATTTTGCCGGGCAATCTTCCGACCAATTTCTGCATCAAAGTTTTCCGGGCTTGCACAGGCACTCTCTCCGGTGACGGTGAAGCCATTCTTCAGCACCAGTACGCAGAAAGTAAGGAGGTCTGTAGATTTATGCGCTGTCCACGCATCGCCAACGCCCATATTGGCGGCACGAATACCGTCATAAGCAGTAAAGAAATGCTCTTCAAGAATGATGCTTTCGATATATTGGGGCGTAACGCGCGGTGCCGTTTTGCCTTTCTCAACGATTTCTTTTTCGATTTGCTGGTCGTTCATAATTATGACCCTGTGGAGTGGTTGCTTGATTAGGATGTCTTTCCATCAGTCCGCCACCACAAAGAATCTTTTTTGCCATAAGGCTGGAGGTTCATCTTTCAGTGGCTGCCAGTGTTATTTCCCCACTTACTGGCTTGGGTTGTTTCGCGGTACTGCCGTAACTGGTTGCCCAGAATAAATTCCGGTTTCATTATCAAGCCCACCCGTAGATAGGCTTTGTAATGCCTACATGGTTAAATGATTTGCCAGTCTTCAGCCATCAGGTCGCCAATGGATGGAACCCATGTAGCAAGGCGGTTCTGTGAGTTTTTCAATACAAGCGTGTCATTGAAAGTTGACTCGCCAACATATTCGCCAAAGCCATAACCCAACGCAGACGCTAATTTTTCCCCTTTCACGAGATAAACAAACTGGTCTTTCCCATTCCATCCTGCCCGCTGCAAACTTTTGCCCTGTTTTAACGCTTCCATGGCAAGGCCGAAACTTAGTCCTGATACCGGACGATAAGCCTTTTCGAATACTTCTTTTGGACTCCAGCTAACGTAGCCATCAAAGCGATCGGTGTTAGGTTTTCCGCCATCCAGATATTCAACCAGATAGCCTTCGTCCTCGCCGTTTTCTCCGGCAGGAAGCTGCCAGCCACGAAAATCGTTATATGCCTGTCTCGTCATCGGAAAGGCGTTAATCAGTTTTACGCCAATATGCTGGGTCATAAAATTACCTATGCAGTTGGGAATAAAAAGCCCCGCAAATGCGAGGCTAAATCCTGGTATTTGTAATGAACTGGCTCTTATCTCAACGCAGCCCCTTACCGCGCGCCATATGCTCAATATCAAGCATCAGCAATGAGATGTTTAATCTGGATTCACTCCAGAAGTGTTCACCATCCTGCCTACAGAGCCAGATGTGAAGGATGATGAGTAAAATTATCGCTATCATCGAAGGCATTGCGTCCTGATGTACTCCTGCAGGTAGTTAACCTGCGCGGTTATCCTATCGATTCCACTTCTGAGACGGTAATAATTGAGTTCAGCATCTGCTGTAAGTCTTGGGCTTTTTCCATCGCCCATGCTGCTGGCTCCGGTCGTTGACTTTGCACAGGTGGCGGCGACTTGCAGGCGCTTACGCCCAGCAGAAACATCAGCACGGAGACTTTCGATAGTCGCGTTAGCATCAGCAAGCTCCTTTGTGTATCTGGCGTCAAGTTCTGCTACATCACGTTGACGCTTCTGCATGTCAGCAATTGTGGACGCGGCCTTATCACGCTGTTCTTTGTAGGCGATGGCGTTATCACGGTAATGATTAACAGCCCATGACAGGCAGACGATGATGCAGATAACCAGAGCGGAAATAATCGCGGTGACTCTGCTCATACCTCAATCTCTCTGACCGTTCCGCCTGCTTCTTTGAATTTTGCAATCAGGTTGTCAGCCTTATGCTCGAACTGACCATAACCAGCGCCCGGCAGTGAAGCCCAGATATTGCTGCAACGGTCGATAGCCTGACGAATATCACCGCGATCAATCATCGGTAAAGCGCCACGCTCCTTAATCTGCTGCAGTGCCACAGCGTCCTGGCTTTTCGGAGAGAAGTCTTTCAGGCCAAGCTGCTTGCGATAGGCATCCCACCAACGGGAAAGAAGCTGGTAACGTCCGGCTGCTGTTGATTTGAGTTTTGGGTTTAGCGTGACAAGTTTGCGAGGGTGATCGGAGTAATCAGTGAATAGCTCTCCGCCTACAATGACGTCATAACCATGATTTCTGGTTTTCTGACGTCCGTTATCAGTTCCCTCTGACCACGCCAGCATATCGAGGAACGCCTTACGTTGATTATTGATTTCCACCATCTTCTACTCCGGCTTTTTTAGCAGCGAAGCGTTTGATAAGCGAACCAATCGAGTCAGTACCGATGTAGCCGATGAACACGCTCGTTATATAAGCGAGATTGCTACTTAGTTCGGCGAAGTCGAGAAGGTCACGAATGAACCAGGCGATAATGGCGCACATCGTTGCGTCGATTACTGTTTTTGTAAACGCACCGCCATTATATCTGCCGCGAAGGTACGCCATTGCAAACGCAAGGATTGCCCCGATGCCTTGTTCCTTTGCCGCTAGAATGGCGGCTAACAGGTCATGTTTTTCTGGCATCTTCATGTCTTACCCCCCAATAAGGGGATTTGCTCTATTTAATTAGGAATAAGGTCGATTACTGATAGAACAAATCCAGGCTACTGTGTTTAGTAATCAGATTTGTTCGTGACCGATATGCACGGGCAAAACGGCAGGAGGTTGTTAGCGCGACCTCCTGTCACCCGCTTTCACGAAGATCATGTGTAGAAGGCCGCAGCGTAACTATCACTGATGAATTCAGGATAGCCAGTGGCTACGGCTCAGTTTGGGTTGTGGCGGTCGGTGCTGAACTCCGACTTAATGACGATAGGCGTGTACCGACGCCTCGTTTTACTTCCTCCGCTTTCACGGCTTCACCCTAGACCAGCTTTACGAAATCCTCGTAAACCTAACCGCGGCAGATATGACCGGCACGGTGTGCCATATCACGGACCGGCGGGTGTCTCGTTCACCTGATTAACGCATCAGCCTGCGTATTCACCACAACGATAAGAGTACTGCGCGGCACCTTTCACCAATTCCGCGAGGTCTGCGGGTTCAATGCTCTTACCTGTTGTGCAAACAAAAAAGCCACCGTTGCAACTTAAGAGTCACTAACGGCAGCTTACATCTTTAAACGGTATGATATTTCATTCTGGCGGCCTCAAAAGCCGCAGCGGCAAGTTCGGCAGTATCATGGTATCCAAGGTTAATACACTTTCCAGACGCATTAATTCTTGCTCTCCATTTCCCGTACTTAGCATCCCAAGACACGCCACGGTATCCAGATTTATTATTCTTCTGAATTTTCCTGTTCTGCATATTTTCGGAATGAGTGACAAGACGAAGATTTGATATCCGGTTATCTGTTCTTACCCTGTTGATGTGATCAATAAAACCATCGGGCATGGTGCCATAAACAATCAACCATGCCAGTCTGTGAGCAGGGTATGCTTTACCATTAATCATAATCATTAAATACCCATCAGAATTTATTGATGAGCATTTCTTGAAAGCAAAACGAGAGTTCCATGTCAAAGTGGTCCTCTCTCTTCCCTGCCTCCATCTCCAGTGAAAGTCGCCTGATGATGGATTGTAATCAACAACAGAAAGCACCATTTCTGGCGTTAATTTTATTTCTTTCATCGCTTTACCTTAGGGATAGAGCCTGTTCGCGTAGATATGACAGCCAAGAGCGGAGCGATGTTTCCACCACCATATCTCAGGCCCATATCACTAAGACTCTTGTTTTGATTGCACGCGAATGCAAAAAAGCCCACAGGAGGTGGGCTTGTGATGGTTGCTGAATGCAAAAGCAGCAGCATATGTGAATATTATGGCTAAATGGATAATTGCATGTCAAGGTTTTTAACAGCAACATGCTTAACTTTCTCAACACGTTTACGCATTTTGAAAGCATTTTGCATTGGCTGGTATAAAACAAATAATGACGCTTTCAGGATGTCGTCAATTTCATTTCTACAGGTTGCCAGTGAAGGTTTTCTCCATCCCTCGCCACCACGTCCACACATCTTGCGTGGCTTTGCAGTCGCGTGATAGTAGGATGCAATTGCTCGCTTAGATGAACCATGAGCGTAGTAGCTGAGGAGGATGCCAAAGGCTTTCTTGTCAATGTACATGACGGAATCGACGACCTGAGAAATCAACATTCCATCATCATCATTACACATTGGCCTTGTCATAACTCTTCCCGGCTCTACGCTCTCCATGAACTTCGCTATTACGCTGCTCATGCGCTTTTCCAGACGACCTGAATAAACCCATGCGCCCCACAGTTCAAGCCAGCCATTCAGCCACTCGTGCTGTTCTTTGGTGAGGTTTAGTTCTCTTATGCTCATCGTCTTCCCCTCTTGCCCTGTTTGACCATCAGGACGCCGTTAACTATTACGTGACGCTCACCTTTGCTGTCTCGGTTGTACTTGAGCACTGTTCCTCTTGCGCAGGAAAGCATCCTCGCCACTTCGGTCTGATTGCCTCGTGTCTGGATAAGAAGCTCTGGTATCGTTTGAATTGTGGCGTTCATACGTTCTCCAGTTCGGTGATTTTTATTCCAGGCCTTCCGCCTGGTACTTTCACGCCACGAATTACGCGAATGTCATCGAATTGCTCGTCGTCTTCCGCAAATCCGGCGTGGATAAGGGGGTCGAGTAAACCTTTAAGAATGTTGTCGAGGTCGCGGCGGCGGGAGTCTGGAACGTCTGCGATGACTTTGATTCGTAGTCGTGATTTGGTGAAAATGTCTAACTTGAGTTGGCGGATGATTTGCTGAACGTCTTTTCGGTATTTCTGGCCTTTATCGCTGATGTAGTATTGGCTTCCCCGTCTTCGCCAGTAGGTGTTCAGCGACGGTGGGTACGGAAGTGTGAATCTGTATTCTGCCATTTATCCTCTCCCATGATTATGGTGATACCCCAATCGTGATTCCGCCAATTTTCTGGCATTAACGGCTAGAGATATGTCATCGTATAATCCAAGAAATATCTTTTTATTATCACTGTTTATATATGCGCCCCACTTTTTATTCTTCTTATAGTAGGCAACCCCCATTACTCCAGAGCGATTATTAATAGGCTTTTTTCTGTTCCTTGAGTTCTGTTTATCATCTACAACGCGCAAATTGCATATTCTGTTATCGCTTTTAACTCCATTTATGTGGTCAATTTCCCCATCAGGTTCACTTCCATAAAAGGATATCCATGCGATTCTATGAGCTCGACAAACTTTTTTATTTACAGATATACGAACGTATCCTTTTTCATCTATAGAACCAGCAATCTTACCGGCATATGTTGAATTCCAGCACTCTCTTACACTTTCTCTTCTCTTGTATATAAACAAACCTGTTTCGCTATTATATTCATACAATTCATTGATTTCTTTTTGTGTTGGATATCTTTTACCGTTCATGACTTAATCTTCCCCTCCTTCAGCAGTATCGCCTGCGTCCTGATCACGCCTTCGAGGTGGTAAAGTCTGGCGTCTTTGTTGTCGAGATTATAGGTGCGTCGGTCGATTTCATCGTGACACGCGCTACAAGCCCATGCGCCGATCAGGTCGTCAGGCTTCATTCCCGTTCCGCAAATTCCAGCCATCCGGTAATGTGCCAGAACTGTAGTTTCAGGATTGCCATTGCATACGCCGTAAATACGTACCTGGCATTCTCTGCCGCGTGCTTCTTTGCGTAGATTAGCCATTAAGCAGCCTCCCCTGTTACTTTCAGCATTCCGTTATCGAGCAGCTTTCTGGTCAGCCACTGTTGACCACGCCCGGTGATTTTTGTGGTGAACGATATCTGTATCCCGTGATTTGTGTTGACCGCTGTTTCTTTCACTGTGAAATAGCCGCGATCCATATATTCCTGCATTGGCACATTGCGCCGGGAACCTGAAGCAATAAGGATTTTGTGATCGCGCATCCACGCAAACAGTTTGTTTGGACCAATTCCAACAACCTTTGCAAAGTTTCCAATCAAAATTCCGCTGGCCTCGCCAACGCGATCGGCAAACTCAACTTTAGGTGCGGCAATTGCGAGCTGGTTTTCCAGTTGCATTTTCTGCTCAGCAAGATCAGCAGCAAGGCGCAACGCTTCTGGTAGCGTTTTGGGGATATTAACCGCAGCTTCTTCAAGCTCTCGCCAACGGTCAACAAGACGAGCGGTGAATTCCGGCGACAACTGGGCTACAACGACAATACTGTCTCGCTTTCCTTGTTCGCCTTCGAAGACGTAATACTCGTACTGAACATTGAACCCTAAGTTATTGATTCTTTCGGAAACCTCAATTTGAGGAAGCCGGATAACACCATTTTTAGCCAGCGTTTCGATGGTACGTTTCACATTGTCATGACGCTTACCAACCAACTCAGCGATTTCAATGCTTGTCATTTTGATGGCATTGCCATTTATTAACTCATTCATCGTCTTCTTCCTCGTACATTGAGCTATTCGGATCGCTCATCAGTTCTGCGCAGCAATCGGAGCACACGTGAACTTCCAGCACATGCAGCTTCTGACCGCAGTTAGCGCACGTTAAAGCTCGCTCGACGCTTTCTTTCTGGTATTGAAGGGATTGGGATGGGCTAAGCATTATTGGCGTCCTGCATCATGAGAAATACAATCATGGCGGCGCGGAGAGGCGATTCACCGCAGAAGCAGTAGTCAGGAATATTTTCCCATTCCCAACAACCTTCCTCTAAATCACCTCCTGACCATGCGCACCATTCTTTTTCCGCTGTCATCCACATGGTGCTAATTTTGTTTTCAGTGATGATCGGATATGCGTCAGCGGCCATATTACATGGGTCAAAATATCCGCAAGGCAAAAACTCACCACCATCAATTCCAGCCAAGTAAACTTCTTTCTTTTCTGGATCCCAGTCGTAATTGTTTTTTCCTAGCACGATATGCGCGACTTTTAAGTTAATTTCAAAATCACTTAACTGTGAATAATCCATTGTCATTTCCTCGCACGATGTCTTAGCCACCGGATATCCCACAGGTGAGCCGTGTAGTTGAAGGTTTTTACGTCAGATTCTTTTGGGATTGGCTTGCGTTTATTTCTGGAGCGTTTCGTTGGAAGGTATTTGCAGTTTTCGCAGATGATGTCGGTGAAACTTCGTCGCTGTCGTCTCATTCGTACCTCCTGTCGGTAAATCTGACACCCTGACCAATAGCCCATGCTGTCGTGTACTCAATCAGACTTGCCATACGCTTCACACTCATCTGCGCGCTGCTTTCGCGAATGTTGACGTATTCGCCTTCAAGCCCGGGCAAAACATCAGCTTCCTGCTTTGTTGCCACTGCATGACCGCTTATCAACAAAACCTTCCATTGTTCTGGTTTTAACCATTTATCGCGCCACTGAACTTGCCTGGCGATATCTGCGACCATCGCGTGAAATTTTGCGTTCTGGTCAAGGTTGCGCTTGTAGTCAGTAATGCGGATGGTGACTGGCTTGTCTTTATCGAGTGGTGTTGCGAGGATGGCGTTGATTGCGGCTTACTGTTGTTGCTTAGTTCTGAGGAAGATTGTTTGCTTCACTGAATACTCCTTTATTTTTTATGCCTGTAAACCCATTCTTCCAGCAACCTTGCGGCGTACCACCCAAGAAACAAAGGAAAGAACATTACAATGAGATATTCCCCGCCACGGTCAATGTTCGAAATTGACCAGATTACGATGTAACCAGTACAGGACAGGAATATTACAAACCCCAAAAAGCTACTTCGTCGACTCATGCTCACTCCTTCACTTTGATTCCAGCAGCGCGGATGGCTTCTGCACATTCCTGAATTCCAGCGTTTCTTCCATCATCCCAATCAACCAGGTCATGAATGGGGTAGTCATCGCTGGAGATATCATTTTTTGCTGGCAATTCAATCTCGATAGCTGAGCGAGACTCTCTCCACGCCATCCACATCAAATGAACTCTTTCATGCACATAATCCCCGCTATCGGTTCTCTGAACAGACCAGCATTTTCCGCCTATTACGCTTTCAAACTGCTTTCTTGATTCGTCCATCGATACTTACCCTCAGTTCAACTCACAAAACGCCACGCCATTTTTGCTACAGCGACAGGCATAACACCGATAATCACCCACAGGAGAATGCTACCGAACAGCACACCCACCAGGTCTTTACCTTCGCCTACCAACCGGACAAAACTTCCGACAACCACAATGAACGTCGCCACCATCCACATAGCACCGAGAAGCCTCAATGCAGAGAAAATTAACTCAGCCACGATTTACCCTCCCCCAAATAAAAAGGCCTGCGATTACCAGCAGGCCTGTTACAAGCTCAGTGATGTAGATGGTCATACGTCAGCCCCTTGTGCATATCGTCTGCCACGCGAAGCAGGTGCATTTGATGCTATGCAAATCTGTCTGGCTTCATCCTGGTCACATGCAACAAAGTGTCCGTTACAGAATCGCTGGTAAACCGTACCAAGTGAGCCAAAACGGTTTTTCGTCACAATGATTTCAGCAAATGGCGCGGCGCTACTGTTCTCGTCATATACCGCTTCCCGATAGAGCATGATGATTGAGTCTGCGTCCTGCTCAATGCTTCCTGAATCACGCAAATCTGCGTTTGTCGGGCGTTTATTTGGTCGCTTCTCAACATCGCGCGAAAGCTGACTCAGGGAGATAACCGGTGTTTTCAGGTCTTTCGCCATCGCCTTCAGGCTTCCGGAGATGTGAGCAATTGCGAGGTCGTTGCGATCTGCTTTCGGCTTCTCAATCAGGCCAAGATAATCCGCCATGATGAGTGACAGGTTTGGATTTTCCTGTTTGTGCCGTTCTGCGATTGAGCGAATTTCTTCGACCGATAACCGCGAGGCATCGACTACCCATACATCCAAATCTGCAAGCTGACTCATGCCGTTAGCAACACGTGCCCAGCCTTCGTCATCCATCGATGCAGGATTTCGCAGCACGCTAACCGACATCCTCCCGGCGTTGGCAATGCTTCGCTCTGCAATCTGCAATGCGCTCATTTCCATCGAGAAAATCAATACTCCGCGCCGGACGTCAGAACCAGGAATAACACGACTTGCCACGCCTTCGGCAATCTTCAGCGCCAGCTCGGTTTTCCCCATACCAGGACGAGCAGCGATTATCACCAGGTCTTCCGCGTTCATCCCTCCGGTGATGGCATCAAGTTCTTCGATTCCGGTCTTCAGGGTATCTGACTCTTCTCCGTTCCTCAGACGCCTGTCAAGCGTGTCAGTGTAGTCAGTGATGATTTCACCTAACCGTACAGGTTTAACCTCGCCACGGGGCTTTCTGATGGCTGAGAGACGCTTTACAAGCTCATCCATCGCTTGACTCGATGCGTCGATGGTTCCGCTCTGAATTGGTTCACGCATTTCATCCATGATTTCCAGCACCAGACGGCGGTGATAGTTATCCGCGACCATTCCGGCATATCCCTTCAGGTTTGCGGCACTCGGGCAGTTTTTGCTGGTCATCAGGATTGACGTGAAATGCTCCTCTCCGCACGCCTCGGCAACCATCAGCGCGTCGATTAGGTTTCTGTTTCGCGCCTGCTTGCGGATAACCTCGAAGGCTTTCCGGTAGAGCGGAATTGAAAACGCTTCCGGCTCCAGCGTTGCCAGAACGTCGCTGGCGGTTGGTGTTAATCCACCAATCAGCAGGCCACCGATAACGCTAGCTTCGATATCCTGTCTCATGCAATCCCCCTGTCTGCAAACTTCCCTTCCCGTACTCCCGTTAACGAATCTTCCCTCAACAGGTAATCAAAATCGGCCGTCCAGCCCGTGTCGTTGTCTCCGAAGTAAAACGGCTTGGCCTGATGCACAAACGCCCTGACATACGCTCTGAAACCGTCCACGTTTGGCGTTTTCAGTTGCGGGATGATTTTCTTCAGGCGGCGTTTGCGTTTCTCGTTGACCGCAACAGCGTGTGGCAGTCTGTCACCGACTTCGGTGTTGTAGGCGTTCAGGAAGGATTCGTAGTCGATGCGTTCTGCCTTGCGACGTTCAGGTTTAACCTTCCCATCGCCGCCCCCGTTAGGGGGTAAGGGGGTATTTGTATTTATTGTCTTTTGTATATTGTCTTTTGTGTTTGACTGATTCGGTAAATTGCTTTTTACCGATTTAGTGAAGGTTTGTTTTACTGAATTAGTAAATGTTTTACCGAATCCGTTAACTTTCGTTTTCCACTCGGAAATGTTTGTATTCATACCAACTTGACGCCCCACCTGAATGAGAACTCCCATTCTGATAAGCTCGTTTTTGGCGGTAGAGCATTTGGTTGGTGCCATGCCAGTGAGTTCAGCGAACTGTTCGTTTCCGATCCAATCTATTTTTTTGTTGTAACCGTATGTCTTGCGCCACACAGCCATAACAATCAGTAACTGATGTAGAGTAAGTCCAGAAAGCATGGCGGCTTCTAACAGTGTGTTTGCAGTCCGAGTGTAGCCATCTTCGAGTTCTGCCACGCGATGCTCCACGACCTCCAGTTGAGGCCTGTAATCAGCTAACTTAACGACGCCCATGTTTCACTCCTGCTTTGGCTAGTCTGTAAACACCAACAAGGCGCTCTGCGAACGCCCTGTTATTTGCTGCGGCTACCACTAATCCCTCAGGTGAATCAGGGTGTCGAATCTCTTCTTTTTCCTGGTATTTCTTACGACGTTTTGTCATAATGACTCCTGTGGATTGATCCAGTAATTCCCTCAGAATTGCATATCAATTTGCTTAGAGTCCCCGGCGGCCACCGGGGATTTTTTCTTTGTGATTTCATCAAGCGCATACTTAAAAGCCCTGCTAATCGGACTGATGTCTGATGCCATTCCGAAAGCACACAAGACCGAAGCAATAAATCTCCAGTCCGTTCTGCTTATCTTCGATTCATGACAGCCAATCATCTTTGCCAGACCGCGCTGGGTAAGCGTTGACAGGTTGATGAGTAAATCAGTTTCAGCGCGATCAATTTCTCGCTGTGTTGGCTTGCTGTAACTTGCTTGTGTCATTTCTTACTATCTCCATAGGTAAATAATTTGGGTTTTTATCGTGCACCATTGACAGTCATCCTTGACCACGCCGGGCACCCGACCGTATACCGGGCCGTTCGGTACTAAAAGTACATTTTTATTACATAACAAACTGCTGTTTACCGATACGGCGAATCTGTGCTGCTGAGTACTTGCCGCCTGATGCCTTGGCGATCTTATCCGCATATTCGGTTTCACCAGTGAACTCGGTACGCGGCAGAGAACCACGCTCAAGCCACTTATAGATGGCTTTTGGCGTAAGTCCACAAACATCAGCCACAACAGAAACTCGAACGGATTTGATAACTTCTCCAAACGTAACTTCGTTCATGCTTCTCTCCTGTGGTGAACTTATGGTTCATATTATGACGGAACTGATAGTACAGTCAATACCTAATATAGTTGAACTTATGGTTCAACAGAAAGAGCGTGAAACTTTCTCGCAGAGGCTTGCGCTGGCCTGTGATAAAGCGGGATTACCTTTGCATGGTAGGCAGGCTGATTTAGCTGTCAGGCTTAAGGTCACACCAAAAGCCATTAGTAAATGGTTCAACGGGGAGTCAATACCAAGAAAAGACAAGATGGAATCTCTGGCTTCGGTGCTGGGAACTACTGCTGCATATCTGCATGGCTATGCTGATTATGACGGTATCACGGTAAATCATCTATCAAGATCAAATGATTCTTATCGTGTTGATGTATTGGATGTTCAGGCGAGCGCCGGGCCAGGAACCATGGTTTCCAATGAATTTATAGAAAAGATAAGAGCAATTGAATATACGCCCGAGCAGGCAAGAATTTTATTTAATGGAAGGCCACAGGAAAGCGTAAAAGTCATCACGGTTCGCGGTGACAGCATGGAGGGAACCATCAATCCGGGAGATGAGATCTTTGTTGATGTATCCATAACCTATTTTGATGGCGATGGCATTTATGTGTTTGTATACGGGAAAACAATGCACGTTAAGCGCCTGCAAATGCAAAAGAACAGGCTTGCCGTCATCTCTGACAATGCCGCTTATGATCGATGGTACATAGAAGAAGGTGAAGAAGAGCAACTTCACATTCTAGCCAAAGTCCTCATTAGGCAGTCAATCGATTACAAGCGATTCGGATAAAAATAAATTTCCTTAAAGTTCACTAACTTATGATGTAGTGAGCTTTTTATACCCATAAAATGTACTATTTGTACTTTACATTAATGAACTTTAAGTACATCATAAGCCCATAGACGAACGGCGCGTCTTTAAACCATGCGTCGGGAGCGCGGCGGGTTCAGGATGAACGGCAATGCTGCTCACTACAAAAGAACATTTCCATAACCGGAGGGTTATTGAAGTGTTTTTGTTAGGAGGTTTAAGTGGATCTTACTCAAGTGTCTGTAAGGGAGATTCTTCATTACAATCCTGTGAGTGGTGACTTTTATTGGAAGCCGAGAGCAAAGCATTTGTTTGCGGATAACAGAGCTGCCTTGACGTGGAACAAGAAGTATCCAGGTAAAAAGGCTGGCTCACCTGACAACAAGGGTTATCTGAGAATAAATATTGGAGGTAAAAAATTTAAGTCTCACAGACTTGCATGGCTTTACGTGCATGGCTACTGGCCTGATGTGATTGATCACATAAACGGCGTTAAGGATGACAACAGAATCTCCAATTTAAGAAGCGTTTCTTTCAAAGAGAATATGAAAAACATGCCTTTAAAATCATCTTCATCAACTGGAGTTACAGGTGTTGAAGAAAGAAAAGAGCATGGGTTTTATGTTGCATCGATAACTGTGGATGGAAAACGAAAATACCTAGGCTCATTCAAACTTTTAGATGATGCCAAACAAGCAAGGAAAGAAGCCAATGCACTATATGGCTTTCATGAAAATCATGGACGGAGCCAGTAAACGTGTTTCAAGAGCCATTTCGCTTGCAGGAACGCGTTAGAAGGAAGTTGAAGGTGGTGCTGTGTGCCTGCCAAACGTAGCCATTTACGCGGCAGGCTACCGGAAATCAAAACAACTGACGGCGAGATGATAAATTAATTTGCTAATTACTTGTTTTTGCCGTGCTTATCCTGAGCGATAAGTTCATCCATAAGACTGTCTTTCTTCCCAGCAAACCTAATGTAGCACTCATTTCTATAGCGTTCTGGGATAACAAAACGGTCGATTTCAGGATATCCAGTAGCAGAAGGTATCCGAATAAGAAGCCCTTTTTCGAGCAATGAGATTGCTTCAGGGCTTCCCTTTTCCGTTTGTAGCTGGTTATTAGCGACTACAGCGAGTGCCAAATACGCTCTTTCTCCAAGAGTTAACGAATCAAACAAATCTTGCACGTATTTCTCTTCTTTAGATTTGCGCTTCTGAGCAGCGAATACCTCAATTCTTTCAGTCACAGCGTAATAAGCGGAATTAACAACGCCGTTAAGCACATAGCTAACGCAAAACAACAGGATGTAATACATCCAGTAATGAGGAAGGATTTCTGGATTATGCAGGTTTATCCATTCTTTTACGCTTACCGGCATAACAATAATCAATATGATCAGGATGATTAGCATATGAATCAACTGTTTAAGTGTCATTCCTTGCAGGAAAAAATGCATTAGTTCCTGCCACCATGAGTTGTTCATCGGCGTTTCTCTTTTGCTCTCTGTAGGGGTGAATAGAGTTTATCCGATTTCTCGCTGTAGGGGTACACGAGAACCACCGAGCCTGATGTGGTTAAAAGACAGGCACAATCTTTACAACCGCAATCCACTATTTAAGGTGATATATGGAAGAACAAGCAAACAAGATTCTCGTAGAACTACTGCAAAAAGCCAGCAATGGAATAGACGCGGCTGTTTCATTTAGCCAGGCACAGATTCCTGATGTTGTTCATCAGTTGCTGCTATGGAATATGGTTGACAGTATGATTAAAACATTAATAGCCATTCTAACAATCCCACTGGTTTTCTGGTTTATGAAGAAGCAGTGCCAGAGAGTTGAGATAGGTAAAATCGGTGATGAAGGATATTCATGGGAGAAAGGAAATCCCAAATACAGGCCGACAATGGTTTGGGATAGCAAAGGTGATATTAATCTTCTTATCATGCCATTGGTTGGAGTTTTGACTCTGTGGGGGATTTTTATTATTGATGCAGTAACCAATATGACTTGGTTAAAAATTTGGCTGGCTCCAAAGCTTTACCTTATCGAATATGCAGCATCATTGGTTAAGTAATTTCAGGCCGCATAGTCGGCCTTTATTTTTGGCATAAACAATATGGGGTAAAATGAAAATTTTAATGGTTTATGAAAATGTTCCAGAGTCGACTGAAATCTATATTTTTGATGCCAATGAAGATGAGGTTAACGATTTGAAATTGTCTCACGGCAATTACATAAATGCTGATTGTGATGAAAGTATCGAAAAAGCACTATCACGTGTTCTTGTTAGAATTAGCGATCCAGAACATTGTGATGATGATTGGCTTTCTTATTGTGGAACGGTAAAAACTGATGCAGGAAAATGGAGTAAAAGTAAAGTTGATAACTCAACTCCAATCATTATGAAAGATAGTGATATTGAAATGGTAATAATAACCGGAATGATTATGTAGGCTGCGAATAAGCACTGTGTATTCATTCCAACGAGTGAATACACGGAGCAATTTCAAGTGTAAATGAATAAGGAGCACACCATGCAATATGCCATTGCAGGGTGGCCTGTTGCTGGCTGCCCTTCCGAATCTTTACTTGAGCGAATCACACGTAAATTACGTGACGGATGGAAACGACTCATCGACGTACTTAATCAGCCAGGAGTTCCCCAAAATGGATAAAACACTTATGGCTATCCAGACTAAATTCACTATCGCCACTTTTATTGGCGATGAAAAGATGTTTCGTGAAGCCGTAGAAGCCTACCGAAAATGGAGGTCAAAATGATTCCGGTAGAACTAGCGAAAACTCCAGAGTTAAGTCGATTAAAAAGAGAATATCACATTGCTGAGGCTCGTTACTGGCGTAAAGCGGGAGATAAATCAAAGAAACAACTTTGTTTATGGCAGGCGCAAAGAGAGCGCATGAATGAGCGAGAGTTTCTTTCCTCCCCATCCGAATTACCATTCTGAGGTGAATTATGGGAACTGCGACATTAATACTCGGTGAGTCTGGCACCGGAAAATCAACCAGCATGAGAAATATCAATCCAGAGGAAGCAATACTTATAAAACCAATAGGCAAGCCGCTACCATTTAAATCAAAAGACTGGCTTGCATGGGATGCCAGAGCAAAAAAAGGAACCGTAGTTACCACTGACAAATGGGACGTAATAGTTGCCGTAATTAAGCGTGCTCACGAATACGGGAAAAGAATCGTTATTGTTGATGACTTCCAGTATGTGATGAGCAATGAGTTTATGCGCCGCTCAGAAGAGAAATCATTTGATAAATTTACTGAGATAGGACGCCACGCATGGGAGGTGATTAAGGCTGCACAGGATGCACCTGATGACCTGAGAGTCTATTTTCTTGCGCACACCGAAGAAACCCCTATTGGGCGCGTGAAAATGAAAACTATCGGCAAAATGCTGGACGAGAAAATCACTGTCGAAGGCATGTTTACTATAGTTCTTCGCACCCTTACCCGTGATGACCAGTTCTTTTTCACCACAAAAAACAACGGTGCAGACACAGTTAAATCCCCAATGGGAATGTTTGATTCCAATGAGATTGATAACGATCTCTCTTTCGTCGATGCCACTGTTTGTGATTACTACGGCATCAATAATGTTCATCAAATTAAGGAAAACGCCGCATGAGCAACGTGATTTTTACTTATAACGAAGAAGCAGCACTGACCGCAGGGCAAGGTGGTTTTATTAACGAAACTGGCGCTCATATCATTACCATTACTGAAGCAGAACTAAAGCAATCAGAAAAAGGAGCCAAATTTATTGAGTTTTCTGGAGAATCCGACGACGGACGTAAAATCCAGTATCTTAGCGTTTGTGTTCAGAAAAATGACGGCACGGAAAACAAATTTGGCGCAAATGTCGTTCACGCCATGATGGGGTGTGCCGGGATTGGACAATTAACACAACATATGGTTTCCGCCAGTAAATTTGTTGCACCTGAATTTCATGGAAAGAAAATCGGGTTAGTGCTCCAGAAAGTATTAACCACAAACAAAAAGACTGGCGCAGACAGCTACCAGATGGAAATACGCATCCCGTTTATTGCACAAACAGGTCAAACCCTTAAAGAAAAGGCAGAAGGCAAGCAACCAGAAACTATCGCCAACATGGTTGCCAGCCTCAAAGATAAAGACAATCGCTCTAAAAACGTAAGCCAGAATCATGCAGATGATTATGGTTACAGCCAGAACGATTACCCTCCTTTCTGATTACTGAAAATAAGGCTCCCATTATGCCAGCGCCTCTGTATGGTGCGGATGACCCGCGCAACTGCTCCGGTAGCTCCAAGGCGGAGGTGCTGGAAAATATCAAAAACAATTTCGACGCGTTTCTTGCTCTGACACCAGAAACAAAAGCGGAGCGCAATTTTAGACGCGATATACAACTCGCGCTAAAACAGGAGAAGGACCGAACAAACGAAACAGCAATGAGACCATTCCGCAAAGCCACATATACCAACTTCCCTGAATATATCGACCCGCGCCTGCGTAATTACCGCTCACGCTATGGCGCTATCAGTAATGACTGAGGAATTTACCATGAGAGGACTTGCATACAATCCCGGCATTCTTCCGGCAGAAATGATTATTCGCCAACGCGTAAAGCCAATGCCATCGAGAGAGGAATTGCTTAAGAGAAAGAGTTTCGGTTCTGTTAACGACAACAGATATCTGAATGCGACGTGGCGCAAAGGAGGCAACCAATGAGCAAGATTGACTATCAGGCACTGCGTGAGGCGGCAGAGCGTGCAATTCCGGCAATGGAACGCCTGTTAATGTTGCCAGTTGATGATGATCTGATAAGCGAACAGGAACTTAAAGATAGCGGTGTTGATATTGATGCCCTCAACGCCTTCAAATTTCTGGCCGGACCAGAAACCGTGCTGGCACTACTGGATGAGATCAACGCATTAGAGGAAACGCGTATCAACGATGTTTGCCGTATTGCGGAACTAACAAAACAACTGGAGTTGGCAAAATCAAAACTCAACGAGCAGCGCGAGTATTACGAAGGTGTTATCTCGGATGGAAGTAAGCGTATTGCTGAACTGGAGAAAAGCGAAGAGCAACTCATTAACGAGCGTGACCATGCTGAGTCTGCTTTAGCTGATATGTATTTTGCAGCAACCGGGGATAGGCCTGAGTGGAGTAACTGGTTCGGTTTTTCAGATGCAGTAGATGCCGTAGTTGACAGAATTGCTGATTTAGAAGCTAAACAGCCATCGCCAGTAGTACCTGAAGGACTGATTAAAGCGGTGCGTTTCTATGAACAGGTAAAGCGTGAGAATCCGCCAGTCGAAACCGGAGCATGGAAAGACGCTGTTGACTGGGTGCTCAAAGAGGCTTGTCAGGTTCTAAACACTGGCATCAAAGGAGAGTGATATGGCGCTAACACACCGCGAACTCTGTCAGATTGCGTACAAGTTCCTTAAGCGCAACGGGTTCAAGGTTTGTTTTCATGACCGCTTTATAGCTGTAACCAGTACCGGAGAACAGCCAGATGCTATGGGATTCAGAAATTCAGCATCATGCCTGATAGAGGCGAAATGTTCTCGTGCTGACTTGTTGGCAGATAGAAAAAAGCGTTTTCGTAAAAATCCGTCTCTTGGAATGGGCGACTGGCGATTCTTTATTAGTGAGCCGGGAATTATTTCAATTGAGGATTTACCACCTGGCTGGGGATTACTTCACGTTGTTAACGGAAGAGTACGGAAAGTACATGGGTGGCCCAAGGGTAATTGCTGTTGGGGTAATCCTGACGATAAGCCATTTACTGGAAATAAGCAGGTTGAATGCGATTACATGTTATCTGCATTAAGGCGCATGGAGTTGAGAGGGCACCTTAATGAAATATATGACGGTGTAATTGTTAATAAGAAAGAAGGAAACGCGGCATGACCATTTTTACCAATAGCAAACTAACAGACGAATACGTTTCAAATGCAACGTTGATTCGGCTCATTCTGTGGGCTGACCAGCACAATAGTCATTATGTTGCAGCGGCTCTGCGCGAGCTACAGGAGCGTCGCAAAGCTGATAGTGTGCCTGTAGAAATCAACGACGACATGGCTTACGCATTCCATCACGCACTGTCAGATTCATCGCCAGGCGCTGATGAGGTAGAGGAAATTAAGACAGGGTTGCGTGCTGCCTTTTCCAACGTCACCGCCCAACCAGCGCCGGTAGTGCCGGATGAAATCGAGCCAGACGATGGCAATACGTTTGATTATGTTGATGGTTGGAATGCCTGCCGTGCCGCCATGCTTCATGGTGCCGAACCTGTAAGCCAGACTTACAAGTTGAACGAGCTGGCTGGCAACTATCCGGTAACTCCGGATGGTTGGGTTATGGTGCCGAAGGAACCAACTCAGGCCATGATTAAAGCGTGGCTATCAGAGATTGCTAACTTTCGCGGTCATGCTGCTGGTTACAGGGCTGCTCTTGAGGCAGCACCACAACTGTAGGTTAACCGTGGCTAACCTACAGCTTGCTGTCAAAGGTGAATACTTCGATGCCATGATTCGCGGAGAGAAAACGGAAGAGTATCGCCTGTGTAATGACTACTGGAATAAGCGAATTATGTTCCGGGAGTATGACCGCCTGATTATCACAAAGGGATATCCGAAGCGCGACGATTCCAGCCGCAGAATTGACGTCCCGTATGACGGATATGAAATCAAGACAATCACACATCCTCACTTCGGCGATAAACCGGTAAAGGTGTACGCGATAAAGGTGAATATCGGCAATGAATAACAATCCTCGCACTCGCGGGGATTTCTTTTATCTGAACTCGCTACGGCGGGTTTTGTTTTATGGAGACAAGAAATGTCAGATTTGGCTATGAAGGTTTTGAAATGGCAATCGACTGGCGATGTCGGCATCAGTAGCGCAACTCTTGCCTCAATCGCATGTGGACTGAAAAAGAATATCTATGGTCATCACTTCGGCGCTCCACATGACGCAGCAGACTTCCGGCGATGCGTTGCACTTGTTGAGCAGATCCCAGAAATCAGAGATTCATTCGACAAGGTTGCAAAGCGCGTTCCGGCATTCAAAGGCATCCTCAACGAATGGGATTCCCTCGTTGCTCTGTTGAAGTCTGAAATGAAGATACACGGAAACAAAGCACCAGAGACTTACAGAAGAATTAGCGAGTTACGCAAGGACTAACCACAGCCTCACACTCGATGAGGCCTGTTCATTTCTCAAGATATCCAGACCTACCATCGCCGCATCAATGCGGTTTTTTATTGCGTGTAATTGCGGAGACTTTGCGATGTACTTGACACTTCAGGAGTGGAACGCTCGCCAGCTACGCCCAAGAAGCCTTGAAACAGTTCGTCGATGGGTACGCGAGTGCAGGATATTTCCACCACCGGTTAAGGACGGAAGAGAATATCTGTTCCACGAATCAGCGGTAAAGGTTGACTTAAATCGACCAGTAACAGGTAGCCTTTTGAAGAGGATCAGAAATGGGAAGAAGGCGAAGTCATGAGCGCCGGGATTTACCCCCTAATCTTTATATAAGAAACAATGGATATTACTGCTACAGGGACCCAAGGACGGGTAAAGAGTTTGGATTAGGCCGAGACAGGAGGATAGCAATCACTGAAGCTATACAGGCCAACATTGAGTTATTCTCAGGACACACACACAAGCCTCTGACAGCAAGAATCAACAGTGATAATTCTGTTACGTTACATTCATGGCTTGATCGCTACGAAAAAATCCTCGCCAGCAGAGGAATCAAGCAGAAGACACTCATAAATTACATGAGCAAAATTAAAGCAATAAGGAGGGGTCTGCCTGATGCTCCACTTGAAGACATCACCACCAAAGAAATTGCGGCAATGCTCAATGGATACATAGACAAGGGCAAGGCGGCGTCAGCCAAGTTAATCAGATCAACACTGAGCGATGCATTCCGAGAGGCAATAGCTGAAGGCCATATAACAACAAACCCTGTCGCTGCCACTCGCGCAGCAAAATCAGAGGTAAGGAGATCAAGACTTACGGCTGACGAATACCTGAAAATTTATCAAGCAGCAGAATCATCACCATGTTGGCTTAGACTTGCAATGGAACTGGCTGTTGTTACCGGGCAGCGAGTTGGTGATTTATGCGAAATGAAGTGGTCTGATATCGTAGATGGATATCTTTATGTCGAGCAAAGCAAAACAGGCGTAAAAATTGCCATCCCAACAGCATTGCATGTTGATGCTCTCGGAATATCAATGAAGGAAACACTTGATAAATGCAAAGAGATTCTTGGCGGAGAAACCATAATTGCATCTACTCGTCGCGAACCGCTTTCATCCGGCACAGTATCAAGGTATTTTATGCGCGCACGAAAAGCATCAGGTCTTTCCTTCGAAGGGGATCCGCCTACCTTTCACGAGTTGCGCAGTTTGTCTGCAAGACTCTATGAGAAGCAGATAAGCGATAAGTTTGCTCAACATCTTCTCGGGCATAAGTCGGACACCATGGCATCACAGTATCGTGATGACAGAGGCAGGGAGTGGGACAAAATTGAAATCAAATAATGATTTTATTTTGACTGATAGTGACCTGTTCGTTGCAACAAATTGATAAGCAATGCTTTTTTATAATGCCAACTTAGTATAAAAAAGCAGGCTTCAACGGATTCATTTTTCTATTTCATAGCCCGGAGCAACCTGTGAACACATTTTCAGTTTCCCGTCTGGCGCTGGCATTGGCTTTTGGCGTGACGCTGACCGCCTGTAGCTCAACACCGCCCGATCAACGTCCTTCTGATCAAACCGCGCCTGGTACCTCTTCGCGCCCGATTCTGTCGGCAAAAGAAGCGCAGAATTTCGATGCTCAACACTATTTTGCATCCCTGACACCAGGTGCGGCAGCGTGGAATCCTTCCCCGATTACCCTGCCTGCGCAACCTGACTTTGTTGTCGGCCCGGCGGGTACTCAAGGTGTAACGCATACCACGATTCAGGCGGCGGTAGATGCGGCAATTATCAAGCGTACCAACAAGCGCCAGTATATTGCCGTGATGCCTGGTGAGTATCAGGGAACGGTGTATGTCCCTGCCGCTCCGGGTGGAATTACTCTGTACGGTACAGGTGAAAAACCGATTGATGTGAAGATTGGGCTTTCCCTTGATGGTGGCATGAGCCCTGCCGACTGGCGTCACGACGTCAACCCGCGCGGCAAATATATGCCAGGTAAACCGGCGTGGTATATGTACGATAGCTGCCAGAGTAAACGCAGCGACAGTATCGGTGTTCTCTGCTCTGCGGTCTTCTGGTCACAAAACAATGGCCTGCAACTGCAAAACCTGACCATCGAAAACACGCTGGGCGATAGCGTAGATGCGGGTAACCATCCGGCGGTGGCACTGCGTACTGATGGCGACAAAGTGCAGATCAATAACGTCAACATTCTCGGTCGTCAGAACACCTTCTTTGTCACCAACAGCGGTGTGCAGAACCGTCTGGAAACGAATCGCCAGCCGCGTACGCTGGTGACCAACAGCTATATTGAAGGGGATGTGGATATCGTTTCTGGTCGCGGCGCAGTGGTGTTCGATAACACCGAATTCCGCGTGGTGAACTCCCGTACCCAGCAAGAAGCGTATGTGTTTGCACCGGCTACGCTGTCCAACATTTACTACGGTTTCCTCGCCGTAAACAGCCGTTTCAATGCTTCCGGTGATGGCGTGGCGCAACTGGGCCGCTCGCTGGATGTTGATGCCAATACCAACGGTCAGGTAGTGATCCGTGATAGCGCCATCAACGAAGGTTTTAACACAGCCAAACCGTGGGCTGATGCGGTGATCTCTAATCGTCCGTTTGCGGGTAACACCGGCAGCGTTGATGATAACGACGAAGTACAGCGCAATCTGAATGACACTAACTACAACCGCATGTGGGAATACAATAACCGCGGCGTGGGTAGCAAAGTGGTTGCAGAGGCGAAGAAGTAG